CCTTGTCTATTGTATTTCTTATAATCTCTTTTTTCACCTTTTGAAAGTCTTTTCTTATGCCTTCTAGGTCTCTTTCTTGGTTTTGGCCTTGGAGTAAAATTTACAAATTTACGTTTAGCCATTTTCTTGTGATCTATCTAACAGTGCAAAAGAAACTATACCTTGAAGTTCATCTGCTGTTCCTGCTGTCATTTTTAATATATCTCCTGCCTCAAGCACTAAAGTATTATTTATAATATCTTTTGTAACACTTCCTGATAAGGATTCGTTAAAAATTCTAAAAGTTGCACCTGCGGATGTATCAGTCACTTGCACATTTAAATTTACACCACCACTAGATCCATTGTTAATTTGTATTTGTTTGACTAAAATTGTTGCATCTGTAGGACATGTAACTACACTTGTTGTATCTGTTGTCGATAAATTTACTCCTGCGTTTTGATATCTTATTGTCATTGTAAGAAAAAATTAAAAGTATCTTGTTCCTCTTTTAAATCAAATTGAAAAGAAAAATTTAATTGATTTTTTAAAGTATCTATTGCCTCTAAAATTTGTCTTTGATTAGACTCATCATATTGAGGTTTAGGTTCTGGAATATAAATATCTATTTTAGCCATTATCTCATGAAGCCCATAGGTAAACCATATATGTATTCATTGTTAATTACTTGTGGTGCACCATAGAGTGATCCTAAACCTTGATTCATCATATTCATGTTAGGGTTTTGTAAATTAGGATCGTTTAATAATGGCATAATTCCTCCGTCATCATCTTGTCCACTTCTAAGAATATTACCAGCAGCATCTATTTTACCTGCTAGTCTGTCTGCCATGTATTGTTTATACCCAGCTGCTGATCTTTCATATTTATTAATATTTCTAGTAGGATCGTCCTGTAACCTGTTTTTTAAATCTGAAAAATAATCAATATTATAACCTAATAAACGATCTCTATAAGGCTTTAAAATATTCATTACTTGACCGCCTGGAACTCCAAATGGAACTATTGGCACTCCCTCTCTTCTTAAAACATTTAATGTTGCAGGTGGGTTTGCTTTTAAAAAAGCTTCTTGTTGTCTACGTCCACTATCTGACGGTCTTGTCCCTGGTCTTTTTGCTGTTGACATTCCAGGTGATTTACCTGTTTGTGTTTGTTGTGCAGAGTATTGTTGTCTTTTGTCATCCATTATCTTTGTCCATCTGGTTGTGTATCAGCTCTAAAAGTTCCGTACCTCCAACTTTGATTTACTGAAGTGTTTTCTACTCTTAAACTAGCAAATCTAGCTCTAGCTCTGGTATCTACTTTAGTCGTTGAACTATCAATTGTAAAGGGGCCAAGAGGAGAAGATGATTCATTACTTACTGGAAAATCTTTAAGTAATATTGATATTTTAGCATCACCAGTTAATACTTTAAAATCAGGAACAAACCTTCTCATACTTATAAAAAATTGACCATTACCCTCAACATCTAAATCAAAGTCCCCTGATTTAATAAAAGAAATAATAGCTGTAGAAGTGCCGTTTGCAGCCACCTCATTTGTTCCTTGTTCATGTGCATAATATATAGATGATCCTCTAGAATTAGTTATACCATTTATAGTTGGAAAAGTTGGCACTCCTGTTGAGTTAAATTTTGTTGCATATGGATTTTCAAATAAAGATGCATCATAGTAAGTTGTTCTATCTAATGTGCCTGTTGTCCATACTCCCTCAGAATAATTGTAAGTAACAACACGATCTATAATTGTTGAACCACTTTTTGGATAGAACCAGTTTATTTCAGAGTACAAAGTATTATAACCAGCATATACTATTTCAGCACTAGAAAATTGTATGCCTAAATTATCACCACCAGTTGTAAAAACAAAATCCTCAACTAAACAAGGTAGTGATTTTACTGTACCATCATAAACAAAAAAACCTCCAGCTTGCCCCATCCAATAAACTTTACCATCAACATATCTCATAGAGTGTTGTCCTATAGCACCACAATTCGATCCAACCTGACGGATAGAGAAAGTAAATGGTGGTCCCACAAATTGCATTACGTAAGCTGCTGTATCAGTCAATACTAAAATATAATCTTTACCTTTTGCAGCTCCTACTATTTTTGTACCACTATCTAATCTAAATGTTCCAGCTGTGTTAGTTGATGTAGGTGCATAAGTATTTATATCTTCCTGATCAGAAAATCTTATAAATAATTTATCTTGTGATGATGTAGTACCTATCGTGGTTTCAGTCCCTAAAATAATTAAATGTCTATCTCTTTCAGAGACTACAGATCCTACTGATGCAGTCGGAGCGTTAGTGACTACAACAGCTCTTGTTGTTAAGGCATTAGTATTTGCAGCTATGGGATTCCATGAAAATGTTTTTCCGTTCTTTACGGTAGCTACTAATTGTTGACCAAAATTATCTAATGTCCAATTAGCAGGTTCTAAAATAACAGAAGATGTTCCTGAAGATGAACCAAAGCCAGTAAAATTTGATGCATCTGTCACTGTAGCACCGTTTGAATGTGCTTGTCCGTTTGAGGTGCCCGGTGTCGCTGTTCCGTTAGCCCCTCTTGTTATACCAGTTAAATCGTTACTTGAGATACCGCTATACGTAATTAACTCATTATCAATTAACACGATACCTGATGTTGGTAAGTTTGCAACGGAATTTAATGTTATACTTGTTCCTGATCCACCTGTTCCTGCCGTATCTGCATTCAATGCTCCATTTAAAGTTGTTTGAACAGGGTTAGCTACTGTACCACCATAAAGACCTGTACCAAATCCATAACCAAATGTTTGAGTGGCAGGACCAAAATCAACGTAAGGTTTTATAGATACTGCACCCGCAGCTGTCATACCAGTCCCAGTTTCACTTGAAGGCATAGTAATAACAACGGATGCAAAAGTAGCAGACTGAACCTCAAAAGCATTTGTTGTAAAATCACTTACAGAAAATCCTGTTGCACCACCACCAGGTAAAGTTACCGAGTCTAACAAAATAAAATCACCCGCATTTAGACCAGTACCAGATTTATTTATTGTTACAGTAGCTGAACCATTAACTGATGTAAAAGTTCCTCCAGATATAGTAGATGCCAAAGGAGTAATATCATAAAAAGCATTAGAATAATAAACAAGTAAAAGTTTATCAGTCCCGATAGCTGCATATTGTCTACCGTCTAAATCAGTCCACATATGCTGTTCTCTTGCTTGCCCAGCAAACGTGCTTGTCGTAAGTTGTTGCCACCCACCTATCTTTTCAGGTAAGCCATATCTAAATCTTACATTATCACCATCGACCCATTGACCCTCAGCTCCAGTCTCAGTGACTTGTTTATTAAATCCAGGTTGTATTGGTACACTTGTTAAAGGCATCCTAAATTATACCATATTCAATAGTTGAAATCTATTTCACTTCATAAACATTTGAACAGATATTCTAGGCATGATTTTACTCAGCACTGGGTTAACTTTGTGATCCATGGGTGCTTTAACTATAACTAAAGAATTACCTATTATAGGTAAAAAACCATGGGCTTTTTCATCTGCAAACATAAACTCACCGCCCCAATGAATATTCCATCTTCTATTTAAATAATAAGTAGCACCGTAATCCCATGAATTATCACTATGCCAATTAATTCCAGATCTATTTTTCATGTAATGAATCGTGGTAGTAATTTGTTTTAATTTAGGTAATTTAAAAAAAGCATTATCTCTTACAAGATTTTTTAAATCCTCAAATGGTTTATATTGTGATACCTCTACTCTATCTGGAGCATTTAAATTTTTTATTAATCTGTTGTCCCATACACCTTCTGCGGATTTCAAATTTATTTGTTTACGCTCTCTTATTATAGCATTGTGAATACCTTTATACATATCATGCTCTAAAAAATCTTGTATCCACCAGAGTTTATTTGGGATTGTATAAACTAGTTTCATAATTATATTTTATTTTTTCTAAAATTTTTCTATCTTCCAAAGAGTCTTTAAGTCCATATTGTCTAAAAAAGTTATCATACTTATGATGTTGAAAAAATCCATCAGCATCAACATAATGCAAAAAAACTTGTGCTAGACCCTCTCCCTTATATATACCAGGTCTTGAATGAGATACTGCACATCCAGAATACAATACTGCCTCGCCTTCATTCAATTCAAAACTAGTGTTTCCTATAATAATTGGCCAGTCAGACAATTTTTTCATACATGCAGTTATACTTACTTCACAAGCTGGTCGATCTGTATGCTTAGGTAATTTACCACCAAAAACATAATATCTCCAAAACGCATAAGTAGGGTATAATTTCAATTTACTATGCCCCTCTACTAAAGGCATCTTTGTTTCTAAAAATGATGACATAACATCATCATCTCTCCATGCAGGTTGTGAAGCCCATTCATCAGGGCCGTTATAAAAATCACATCTTCGTAATTTTCTATCGCAATAT